TATCACCAGGACTAGTACCATTGTATGAATAACTGTTTTTATTTATCTCTATATTATTTATAAAAACCGTAATGTCAGCCTGTTGAACAGGTCTTGTTGGAAAAGCAGTAGTTGTAACTGGACCATATGTAAGATTACCAGCACCTGCTCCTATAAAACTCTGAGTTTGACTATAATAAGCTTGTTGTGTTCCTTGAAATAATGGCATATCTTATTGTTTTTCTTGTTGTATTGTTTGCATTTCTTCCTGATTTGCAATCTGGTAAGTTTGAACTTCTTTTGTAGATAGTCCTGCAAACTCTAATATTTTTTCTACTAACGCAACTTCTTCTGACTGGTGTAGTTGAAAGTTAACACTAGTTGCTGCGTTATATAAAGCTTCACCATAGACCATTACGTAGCCCCAGTTAGGAGCTGTTGGTTTAGCTATTAAATTACAAGTCACATTAGAAGTTATAGTTATTGGATATACTTGTATTTGTGTCTCTGATGTTTTAATATAAACAGGTCTAATTAAGTTTGGAGTTGTTAAAGGTGAGGATTGAATCTTTCTTAGATTACCTTTGTTTATGTGCTCTATTGTCACATATGGGCGATCTGAATTTTCTTTGTACATTAGATCACCTATTCTGTAGTTTGCCGGTAGCGTACCAACGCCAGCGCCTGCACCCATGTTTACAGCTTGATCAAACGCTTCAAATATACTTATTTTTTCTTCAAGTATATTAAGCATGTCTGAATACTCTGTACTGTTACCATGTAATCTACCAAATTGATTTATATCGTAAAAGTATTGTTCAAATATATCTAATTGAGCTTGTTCTGCAAATAAGTTAAATTCTTGTGGAGTAACGTAACCACGCTGCTCTTTATTTAACGTACTCAAAACAGTTTGGTAAACGGTATCTACACTTACAGCCATAATTAATAAGGGAATTTTTTATTTAAATATTCTTTTCTTTTGTCGCATCCACAGTCTTTTCCTGTGGCCTTGCTAATTTTTTCAACAACTTTTTTTATTCCAGTTGCTTTAGTGATAGTTTCAATAGTATCACCTAGACCTTTTTGTTTCTTCATTTTTAATAAATGCAGCCGCCGTTAGACGGCTGCGTTTTATTTATAGTTTTTTGCTTAAGTTTTTATATACCTCCATGCCTTCATCAGTCTTGAAGAAAGCCGCTAAAGCATTGTATGGATGTTCGTCATATGGAACAACACAAAGCTTTTTATTGTTAGGATATGTAAATACTCTTTGATCATCGCTAAGCTTTATTAGATTATTTTCTACACATTTAGCGCCAAAATTTCTAAGCTCAACATTTTCATCATTAGCTAACTGCAAGAAAAGACTAGGATTTCTTCTAGCCATTAAGTGTACATCTCTTTTTATTTCTTTACTAGTTAGATTATTTACGTCACTACCTATTTCAGATCTTAATATGGCTTCTGCTTCCTCTATGTCTAAAGCTTTTGCTGCGTTTAACGCGGCTAATTCATACTCTAAATAAGCTAAATCATCTACAGCCTCTTCAACAGCGCTGTATTCAGAAAACATCTTGCCTTTTAATGGGTGATATAAAGACATAAGTTTTTGCAAACACTGATCTTTTTTATCAACAAACAGTTTTCCGTTTCTAAAAACTATTCTACCTAAAGTAGCCTCTCCTTTTTGCTCTTCAACTAAAGGTGACGCCATGTTTGTTGCGTATCTTAATTCTTTGTTGTAACCAGCTTTCTCATCAAACCAAAGTAAAGGTCTACGCCCACTATGCTTTGATAAAACCGTGAATACTAAAGGTTTTTTACCATTCAAGGTATATAACCTGTCTTTTATTTCCCATTTGACACCTTCTGGTACACCTGGGTATTTTTTTATTTTTTGTTTTTCCATGATATAATATAATTAAATAATTTAAAAATAAAGGTTGCTGGGCGTCCCTTGAGCAAAGCTTTTTGACGCCCGCACCTTTAATTGTTGCTATTATGCAGTTGTATCTTTAAGTAATACAAAGTTGTTAGCAGCTTGTACACATAAACATCTTTCTGATAAGAAGTTTACAGTCATACTATCTAAGTCAGAAGTATAGTTTCCACCAACAGATCCAGTAATCCAAGACTTCATACGTCTGTCATCAGCTTCAGAAGCTCTATAACGCACGTGTAAGAAAGGTCTTGAAATATTCTTACCTAATTGTTGATCGTAAACTGTACTTGTTCCAGCAGGTACCATAACACCTTCAATATCAGCAACTAATCCTCTTGTTACAGAGTCGTTAAGATATTTCCAGTCAGACTTATAAAAGTCATATGATCCTCTACGGAAACCACTAAATCCTAAGTTAAGTGCCATATCCTCAGAGTTGTCAAATACACCGTAAGACGTACCACCTTCTCCGTAAGAATTTTGGTTAGCTAACATTTTGTCAATTGATAAAGCTGTTGCTCTGTCTAAGAACATCATGTTCTCTTCAATAGCACCTTGCTTGTCAAGTTCTTGTAAAATGTTATCAAATTCTTGAATACCATCTGAACCAGCGTTCGCTATGTTACCAAAGTTTTGGTCGTTGTATACTAAACCTCTATCTTCGATAGCAGCAAAAAGACCTTCAGATCCCACGCCAGCAGTTTGAGTTCCAGCACCACTACCATTACCTGTAACTAAAGAAATAGTAGAAGCAGCAGCAGCTTTTTCAGCTTCAATCATTGCCATTTCAATTTTATCCTCGAATCTAATTCTAGTTTCACTTTCTGATTTTAAATACCATAAGTAACCAGACGCACCAGCTTCAGTAGCTACTTCTACCCAACCGATCTGAGCAGTATCAGAACCAGAGATAGAGTACTTACCTTTCATGATAAGCGGCTTGTTAGTAAACTTAGTGAAAGGAGCGTCAACTGACTTTTGATCAGAGTTGTCTGTTCCTTTTCCATATTCAGAACCATATATAAAACAGCTAACCATATTAGCACCAGCACCGTTAGTGGTGTTGAAATCACCAGCAGCAGCATCACCAAGTAAAGCAGCAGCATAAGGTAAAACAGTAATAGAAGTTGCACCAACAGCTGATACTCTAACTTTTGCAGTTTTAACATTCTGAGATACAACTAATGTATCACCAACAGAATATAAAGCAGCTTGTTGAGCGGCAGTTAAACCACCGTTTGCAGCACTAATTGCAGTACCACCACCAGTTGAACTTAATCCATCATTTTGAAAAGTAATAGTGTTTACACCACCACCTTCAGTTAATAAAGCGTTTTCAGACGCTACGTGGATTCTACCTTGCTCAGACCATACAACTTCATCAGAAGCCATAGGCATTTCAGCTCCTACCATTCTTAAGAAACCAGAGATAGTACGGTTACCGTATCTTTCTACTTCTTTCTCATATACTTCTGGTAAAAACTGCTTAGCAAAGTTAAAATCATTATCTGCAATTGACAAATAGTTATTGTCATATGCAAGTTTGTTTGGGCGAGGCACTACGTGTAATAGTGCTGCACCATCTTGAGCTAAAGCCATAATTTTTAATTTTAAGTTTTGTTAATTTATTTTCGTTTCTTAAATCCCCATTTAACCGTTTGACCATCTGCATCGACAGATCTATATGTTGTACCTTGTTGAGGCGCAGCACTTTGACCTTTTCTTGGATCCATACTGATATTTTTTGTATTAGCAACACTTTGCTTCATAGCATCAGCTTTTCCTTGTTCGTAAAAATGGTTTGCAATTGCATCAGGATTCATTGCGGTGAATAAAGATTTATGATAACCAACAGCGTCATTCATCTCGTTGTTTTTATTAAGAAACTTCTTAACAAAATTATTGATGTTGCTTTGATTGTCTTTTACTTCATTCGGGTTTTTAACATTAAACCTATACCTTTTGTCTCCGACTTTGTATTCAAAACCTTTGAAATCGTCATTAAAAACTTGGTTAGTTTTATTGTTGAAAGTTTGAGTTTGCTTTTCAGCAATCTCTTTGTCTTTGTTATATCTATTGAAAAAATCTACAGCCTTCTGTTGTTCTGGTAATAACCTTGAACCAGCTTTAATTTCTTCATAGTATTTTGTTTTTAAGTTATTTAGATGATTTTTAGCATTTGCTAATTCTTCTTTTCTAGCTAACTTTTTTCTTTTAATCTCTCTTTCATCTTCTACATCTTCTTCAATAGCGAACTTGTCTTCTATTAAAAAATTAATTTCCGATGGATCTAAGTGTGGTCTTGTGTTTTGATAATACTCAACAAGTAGTTGCTCTTCGTTTAAAGCATCAACATCTTGATTAAGTTTTACGTAGTCTTCAAGACTGCCACCTGTTTCATTTACAAAATTTACAACCTTTTGTATGTTTTCTGGTAAATCAATACCAGTTTCTTTTTGTTCTTCAATAGCTTCAACTATATCCTCTTGTAAATCTTCTACTTTTTCCTGTACTTCTTCTTCTGTTATTTCTTCTAAAACAACTGGCTGTTCAGGCGCAGCTTTTTCTTCAACAACAGGTGTATCTTTTACCTCTGTTTTTTCTACAGGGGTAACTTCTTTTACTTCTTCAGCAACTTTACCTTTTTCTGGTTTAGCTACTAGTTTGTCAAAATCTATTTTATGAGTACCATCTTCTTTTATAGTAACTTCAGGTACTAGATCACCTGTTTCAGTCTTTTCAGCTTTTGGAGTTGTTTCTTCAACTAGCTCTTCGACTACTTTTTCTTCTTTAGCCATAATAAAATATTATAAAATTATAAAAATTAATTACATAGGTCCAAATGAACCTAAATCAAACCCACTCATGTTATCGTTTCCAGATGACTCAAATTTCTTTGGTGGAGCGTCATTCTGTCTTTGAGCTATCAACTCACTTTGTTGACTAGCTTGTATTTTTGTTCTTTCGTCTTTACGATCTTCTTTATACTGTTCTTTACTTTTAGCATTGTCAACTTCTAAGCCTTTGAGTTGCATGTTAAATTCGAACTCTAAAGCCATTAATTCTTTTTTCAACATCGCTTCTTTTTCTAAGCTTCTATTTTTTAAATCAGCTTTAATTTGTTCCATTTGAGATTCAATTTGGAACAATGCTTGTGATTTTTGTACTTCAGCTTGAGCCGCAACTTGTTGAGACTGAGCATTTGCCTGTGCTTGAGCCTGCATGTTCTCTTGTTGCATTTTTTGATCTCTTTCTTGCTTTTTCTTTCTACGTATTTTAAGTAATTGATTTGCAAGTTTTATATTCTTAAGTTCTCTAAGATCAATAGCGTCTTCAAGATCTATTAAACCTCCAGCGACAGCCGCTTGAATATTGTTTTCAAGTATTTTTTTTTCTTCATCATCAGGCATAAGCTCTATAAATATACCAAAATCATGTAAATGCAATTTAGCTATATCTTCTAATATACCAACATTTTGATTACCTATTTTTTGTATAAAAGCTTCTTTTGTAGGTGAAAATTCTAATATATCAGATATTCTTAATGATAAACTTTCAGCTAACTCTTGTGTTAATGCTAATCCAGACTGTAATATATGTCTTGTGGCGGTGTTACTATTTGCGGCCGCTAACTTTTGAACACCAACTAAAGCTCTAGCATCGGGCACACTACCATCTCTAGCTTCATTTAATCCTGTTACGTCGCGTATCATCTGAAGATAATAGTTATAATTAGCTATTAAGCTTTGCATTTTACTACCACCATTACCAGATGCTATTTCTTGAATAGGTACTTTACCAGGGTTCATGTCACCTTCAGAAGTGAAAGATCTACCTATAATAGATCCCGTCTGAAAGAACATATTTAACGCTTCTTGCGGATTATAATTTGTTCCATTACCTAAATCAACTTCAGCTAAACCATCTGCGTCTAAGTAAACGCCATCTGGCACCATTCTAGACATTACTTGTTGTAGCTTTAAATGTGTAAGTTGAATCATATCAGCAAAACCAGTAATACGCTTTACTAGTGAATCAATTCTACCTTTATACATTCTAGGTGCATTTATAGCGTAATTCATTTTAACTTTACTATAATCACTTTTTGGGCGCATCATATTTTTAGCAAGCTCCCATCTTAATAAGTAATCAGTACCTAATATTAAAACGCCTTCATATAAAACTTCTAATGATCTTGATATTTTACCAAAATTACCAGTCATTTCATTTATTGGTGGATCAAAAGTATCATCTCTTAATATTATCTTTTCCGCACCAGTAGCTGTTTCTTTTACCTTATAAACCTCATTCATATAAGTTTTATAATTAAAATATAAAACTTCAATTTGGTTTCTATCTTCGTAATTAGAAGATGAATACCTGTTGTAAGCATGACCGGGGCTGTGTATACTCTGAGCTTGTATATTTTTTAAATCTTCCTCTGTTAGATTTGGAAATTCTTTTTTAAGCTCATTTATAGGAACTGTTTTTACTTCACCAACATAATATATATCTTGAAAATCAGGATCTTCTGTATAAGAATAAACTAAATTAGCTGGATCAACATATTCAACTTTTACACCTTCAGAAGTAGTAAAAGTGTTTTTAACAGCACCAATACCTATAGTTGCTAAATCGTAATTAATTCTTCTCTTTACTAGATCGTATCTATTACCTTTAAGTAATACACTTATAGCTTGTTCTTCAGCTAGTTCAATACCTTGCTTATAACTAAGCTGCATATGTAAGTCTAACTCTTCTTGACTATCAGGTAGTTTTTCTGGAGGATTTTCAAATAAAGAAATACCAAATGCTTCTTGAGCAAATAAAGACAACTCTTGTGTCTTCATGTCTCTAAGAACTGATTCCATGTATTTAGTTCTTTTGCTCACGCCATAAGGGTCTTGAGAAAAAGCTTTTATATCATAACTTCTCTCTGATATACCATTAACAACTATATCTACAAATTTAGATATAATTGGCACTGGTTTCCAGTCTAAGTTTAAATAGCTCAAGTCACCATTTATAGATAACTCGTCTTTATACTTTTGAACAGGCTGTTCACCTCTAGCATAAAGTCTTAATTTATGAAACTCAGCTTGATGCTGATTATATCTTCTGGCAGATGTAGATCCATCGAACCATTCGTACTCAATAGCCTTACCCACTTGCAAGCCATATTCAGCACTTACTTTTTCTGCGTCAGGTACAACTTGACTCGGAAAATAACTTTTTACAACTGACTCAGCCATATTAATTTTCTATTAGTTTTGATTGCATACCTGATTGCTTGTATTTAGCTATGCTTAAGTTTAATTTTTCTTTTTTCATAATTGGATTTGCTCTGTATAAGTGTCTATTACAAGCCATAATAGCTAAACCTGAACTAATAGCCGCATCAAACTTTGTACGATTATTAATATCAAACTTTGCCCAGTCTTGTAACGTTTCATTAAAATAGCATGTTCCATATGTATTGTCAGACTTTATTCCAACATGATCTTGTATGTACATTTCTATAGCAGCAGCGTGTGCTTGCTTAATATCTTCACTTGAGTTAGGTATTCCACCAACTTCTTTTTCAGCTGTTGATAGTTTATTCCAGGTTCTATCAGGTCTATTCATTGAATAGCCCCTGTAACCGCGTCTTCTTAAATAATACAATAGACGAGGTTTATTGTTCTCTGCTAGTATAGGCATTCCGTAGAATACTAAAGCCATTAGAACGTCCTCAAAGAACATCTCTGAGGTCTTAGGCCTAGCTATATACTCTAAAAAGAACTGATTTGGTGGACAATCTTCCATACTAAACTTAGTTAACCCATGTAAAGCACCTTTTGAACCTTGACCATCTACTGTTCCTGATATATCGTAACTATCACAACCAAATGCACCCATATGCTCATTACCAGGGTACTTCATTCCGTTTTTAACAATAGAAGCGTTTTGCCTATTTGCTGGCGGTACCCAACTTACTTTAAACCTACCACTAGGGTTTGGATAAAAAATAACTTTTGTATCTTTAATTCCATTAACCCACTGAAAACTACCAATTGTTATTTGAGAATCATTATTTAAATCCTCGTTGAAATCTATTTGCTCGTATATTTTTGCTAAATTAAATATACTATTTTTTGTTTCGTCTCTGAAAGCATGTTCTTCAGTTCTTGGAAATTGTCTGTAAAACTCATTTAAAGCGTCTCCGTCGCTTTTTAAACCATCAACTTCATTTTGCCAATGCTCTAGTATTCCTATGTCTATATTCTCCCCATACGGTCCAATAGTCTCTTGCTCGGGCGTATCGAATACAGGTAAGCCATAAGAATCAATGAATCCCTCGTAGTTCCATTCCATAGGTATGAACAAACTATAGAGTCCCGAACCTGTCTGTCCGTTGCGGTTTCTTTTTGTAACATCTGAGTTTTTATATAGTTTTTTAAAGTTATCACCACCTTTGTCTAAAGCATTTGATGTTGATCCCATCATACACTTACCAATAATTCTACTACCTAATCTTAAGGTTGTTTTCGTAACACGCCAGTTGTTGAGGATGTTGTTCGGCCTCTCCCATTTACCGCTCTCGTCGTGGACGAGGAGTTTAAGCTTCTCTCCATCGTAGGAGTTATCGCCCGTGTTCTTCCAGTCGATTGTGGTGTCCAACCCCTCGAGTTCCTGTAAGGTTTCGTTACTGGTAAGTTTTCTACGGGTAAGCTTACTGGCTGGGACCCTGAAGGCAAGCTCGGTCTTTGGACGGTCCATTCCGTCCTGGATGGGCTTGAAAAAGAAGGGGTAATTAACGGATATTGGAACCACCTTATCCGTGAACATCTTCTTCGCATCGGGTCCAGACTTAGATAAAATACCATATCTGGAGTCG